GCTTTGAGAATGAATCACAGGAGCTGCACTAATGGCCGACGCAATGGATTTAGCACAACTGCGCGAGCAGGAAGACCGCGAACGCCACATCAGCAACGCACGCACCCGTATCGCTGCACCTTCCCGTTTTCTTTGCGAGGAATGTGACACACCAATCCCGGAAGCTCGCCGCATTGCGATTCCGGGCGTGGCTTTTTGCGTAACCTGCCAGCAAATAGCAGAGCTAAAAAACAAACACTATCGGGGGGTATAAATTGGCTGTTCAATTCGCTTATCCGTGGAACGTCCCACGGTCGGCAATCTCCAGCCCATACCTTACTTATGAGCAACAGCATCGTCGCGACCGTATGTTCGCGGCTTTGCTGCATGCAAAAAAGGTGCTTTCTCTCCAGCCCGACTGCGTGCGGTTAGATGTTTATCGCACTGCTGCGGTGCTGGAGCAAAATCAGGGTAGTCAACGAGCCAATGCATTTTTAATCAGCTTCTGCAAAAAGGCATTGCCGCGTCTTGAACTGGTCGCAAAAAAATACGAATGCGCTGGTATCAACAGCAAGGTATCAACCGCTGTTTTTGGAAGTCATTTTGATACTCAGCAAATGCAATATCTGTCGTCACGCATGGTTAATATGGTCGCCCAATATAACCGTCTCCCGGACATGTCGCGCGCTGATGTTGACCTGTTGGCCGCTGATATTGCTAATTTCATTCGTGGTGAACTTGCCAACATTAATGACCACGGATTCGGCGAGCTTAAAACGCTGTACACCTGGTATATTCGTGCTGGCTTTATTTCCCTCCAATTCAACGTTATCCCACCACATTGGGAGCGGGTTGAAAAAAAATATGTCGGTGCGGATGAAATCGCACCGGCTATCGCCAAAATGTTTAACGATGGGTGGTGGCGCGGTCGTTTGCGCCGTGTTGCAGCTACGTGGCGCGAACACCTGCAAATTGCAGTCGGCAACGTCAGTAAGAAAAAAAACACTTACGCGAGTAAAAACTGCGTGACTGACTGGCGTGAACAAAAGCGCCGCACTCGTGAATTTCTCAAAGGTCTGGATCTCGAAGACGAAGACGGCAACCGTATCAGCCTAATTGAAAAATATGATGGCTCAGTTGCTAACCCTGCGATTCGCCGCTGTGAGCTCATGACCCGCATTCGTGGGTTTGAAAACATCTGTAATGAGCTCGGTTATGTCGGTGAGTTTTACACTCTAACCGCGCCGTCAAAATATCACGCCACGACTAAAGCCGGTTACCGTAACAGCAAATGGAGCGGTGCCAGCCCGGCTGACACGCAAAACTATCTAACCGGTATCTGGGCGCGTATCCGTGCCAAACTACATCGGGAAGATGTCCGTATTTTCGGTATTCGTGTCGCCGAGCCCCATCACGACGGCACTCCACACTGGCACATGCTGATGTTCATGCTGCCGGAAGATGTTGAATATGTTCGCTCCATCGTCCGTAAATACGCATGGAAAGAAGACCGCCACGAACTGAAAAGCGATAAATCCAAAAAAGCACGTTTCCACGCCGAGTCCATTGACCAGGAGAAAGGCAGCGCAACCGGCTATGTTGCTAAATACATTTCAAAAAATATCGACGGTTATGCTCTCGATGGTGAAACCGATGATGAAAGCGGTGAGCTGCTGAAAGAGACAGCCCCCGCCGTTTCAGCATGGGCTGCGCGCTGGCACATCCGTCAGTTTCAGTTTATTGGTGGTGCGCCGGTGACGGTTTACCGTGAGTTGCGTCGCCTCGCTGATACCGAAACCGCGCACGGTCTGAGCGTTGAGTTTGCCGCCGTCCATGATGCCGCCGACGCTGGTGACTGGGCTGGTTATGTTAATGCTCAGGGTGGGCCGTTTGTCCGTCGCGATGATTTACAGGTGCGCACACTGTATGAACCGCGTACCGAGCTTAATCAGTACGGTGAGGAAACGGTATGTATTAAGGGGGTCTACGATTCCTCCATAGGTGCAGGAAGCCCGATTTTAACCCGGCTCACTCAGTGGAAGATTGTTCCGAAGCGTGCTGTTGATTTGGCCGTTGACCTTCAGGACGGCAAAGCCGTCCCTCGGAGTTCTGTCAATAACTGTACGGGAAGCGAAAGCGATCCACCGATACTGGATTTAACAAAACCACTGAGTCGGCGTGAAAGACGAGAATTGACCAACCGACTCAGGAAGCAAAAGCCAGCAGCACGGCGAAAATTCATCCACGGAACGGATGAGCAAAACGCAGCTATAGCTAAAACTATCGACGAAATACATCTGACAACCGGCATTAATATCAGCCGGGGCGAAGCCCTGCACCTGATGGCCGGTGGTAAAAGTTGTTTTGATGGTAAATGGCTACGCGGAACGGCCAAAGGAGAAATATTTTCCGCAGCACCATCGCATGAGGCTAAAGCTCGGAAAATCCTTAATCGTGTTGCGGCGATGGCTGAAGCATCAAAACCAATACATGAGTAATTCATATCCATATCATGCACATACAGCAATCGCTCTATTCGTTTTTTTTCTTCCCATCTTTTGCCAATACGTGCTACTGTATAAATATACAGTAACCCTATGGGAGGGATTTCATGGTTGGCGAACATTTCAGCCGAACGCAGCAAAAGTGGGCTTGTGTGCAATTTATTGCCGAGGTATCTCTGATTGCAAACTGCAAGCCATCAGACTTAAAGCTCGCGCTCACTCTCATTGCAGACCTAGCAAACAGCGAAAATAACGAAACCGAAGATGATAATTTTTATAAGGCTGATTAGATTATGAGAATCAATATCACGTTGGATAAAGAGCAAAAATTAGGGCAACAGATCATTGATGCTTTTCAGAATGAAATAACACATCGAGTACAATGCGTTTTTCCTGCAACAAAAGTTAACGTTAAGAAAGGGTCAATGACTGGTGTAGAGGCTATCGGATTCGATAAAGAGGCGGACAGAGAAACATTAGGCAGCATATTACAAGAGATTTGGGAAGACGATAGCTGGCGTTAAACATAATAACCGTGCTGGCGCAAAAACTAGCTTTTTGCGTCGGCGGGGTTGAGTAACGAGCCCACGAGGCTTAAGTCCTGCCTTTCAAAATTTCTCAATGTGCTATTGATGACACGCCCATGATTAATGAGGCATGACCTGAGATGGTTTTATAGTGGCGTTTTGACGGCACTGATTAAAATTCATTGAGGGTGATAATATGCATCGACTACCAGGTGAAATACCGCAGCACAAAACTAAAAGCATCAAACTGATGGCCATCATTCATCGTTTGCAGCAGATAATGGTCAATGAGAATTTGACACCCGCAGAGCTGGTCGGGTGTGCCGAAATAGTCAGGGATAATTACGGCAAGCTGGATAGCATCAGCAGGTCGAAACAATACGCACCACCACCACGTCGACGATAGCAAACGCCGCCGGTTCTGAAACTCGCTTTCAGTACTGGCGGGGGTTGAACAACGAGCACCGCGAGGCGTTAGCATTAATTTATTTTTAATGAATGGTAATCTCGTGAGTTGACCGAAGATTTGAGATAACTGCAATCATTAACCGACAGTATTGCCGCTAATAGGCGACATACCAGTGCCTGCATTTGCAGCAATATATCGTTACCATATTGACTGTTGTTAATACTTGAGAAACCAAGCGGTTGACCAAAAAAAATAGCCTCATGAAAATTATCATTGCGGATGCCAGAAATGTTTTTTTTACCTGACACCCATGTGGGGATTGATAACCCATAAATTTTGCACATCCACTTTAATCGCTTGTAATGATTTGGCGGTTTTTTATCAGGAGCCTTGTCATGCTCAGCCCACGACAAAGCAAAGCACCCATCAAGTGCCATGTAAAGGTACTGGAATTTTTCAAAAGAAAGGTATTGTGGGTTTTGAGATAAGAATAGTGCATGCACCACTGCCGCAATTCTTTTGGGGGAGTGCGCATCCTTATGTTTGCCATTTATATAATTAAGAGCCAGTTCTATGATTTCTTTTTCAGAGCATCCAACGAGAATAAAGTCGGTTAACTTAGTGGGCTTGATAGTGGTTGCATCTAAAAAACCAGCGTCAGTGGTTGTCAATCTTATTCCCTTGAAAAAAGAAAGGCACCACACAATAAAGTTGAGAGTTTCTAACGAGGATGTATTTTTTAATTTTAGTGTGTGCGTTTTGGGCATACTGAATACACGGTGACTATAAGGCATTGTGGATATGCCACCATTAAGGTTATATACATCTTGGTTTCCAGGGTATATCCAACCTTTCACAACGTTTTTATCATTGTTAACACGCTCCACTTTCTCATTGAGACCAGGTAAAGTAAGCAAAGAAAATTGTTCAGTCTCAATGTTAACTTCTACTGGATAGTATCCAAACTCCGACATAATCTCATTGGGTTGCTGTTCGTCAACTTCACCTTGCATATCTTTCTCCGTTCAAAAATAGGCTCGATAATTATCGAGAGGCTATCATGTTTGGAAAGAACCAATGTCCGTAATTTTTGTAAATTTAAGGTGATTTATCAATAAATAAGCTGTGCATGCAACAGGTGCATGGTTCTGCATGCGCCGGGGTTACCCGTTTTGTACGTGCGCCGCAAGAGCTGGCGGGGATCCAGAGTGGTCATGCAACTGCATTAAAACCGCCCCATAAAGCGGGCAGGCGTGGCGGGGAAAGCATTGCGCGCCAGCAGTGATGCGTAATAATAAAAATTATCCTCTGAGCGCGTCGTGATGGCGCTGTCGTGGTCGCTGCTGGTTCGTTGGTGGTCGGGTGTGTTCGTGCGCGTGAGACGCATCTGATGCGTGATGGTGGTGTGCATGGAAAAGCCACCAGGAGCAGCGGCTTTACAGGAGTGGCAGGATTCAAACTGCTAATTATGTTTCTACTATGATTAAACTAATTTACATGTATGTAGAGTTCACCGTCGCCAGACCAATCGGGACACTCTAAAACAAGCCCAAACTGCTTGAATATTTCATCAATGATTATTGTTATCTCCCGAAAATCACCAAAACCTGTAATGTGCTGGTCATTAAACTTCCCATAAAGATTCTGAAAAGCAATGCCTAATTCTGATAATTGATATCTTATCTTTGAGTTGGATAGTGTAAGGGATAGCTTTGGATCGTATTCTTTAATATTGATGTTTAGAGAATGGACATAACCCATCGCATAAGCATAAGAGTTGATGATTAGCCTGATACGTTTTTTTACTTCGAGATACATGTCATTCAGAGAAATATTACCGTACTTATAACCCCAGATGAGTTTTTCAATCTCGTCAGATACTTCATTTACAACAGTGTCAAGATTCTCTAAAAATAAATCGATAGTTTCTTGAGGGGCAGACCCCGAAGACATGTAATTAGCGAGATATTCAGACCATGCACGCGTGGCTGAGATAAGAAGCGCGCTACCATACTCGTTGACTGTAAAGTTTTGGGCTAAGCATGTTAGTAAGTTTTTTTCATGTACGTGCACTAATTCATGGTGAATGCGATGGATGACTGCGAGGTATCCTTCTTCTTTCAGTTTTAAGAAGCTACCATCATTGAAAAGCTCAACAAAAAAATCAATCGATAGCACAAGGGTATATTCTTCACATAGCCCATCATTGCCAATTTTTGTTACTAACTGCCCGACGGCTGCGCCCTGTTTGCTATTGGTAAATGAACTAGGGGATTTGTGTTGGTAAGAGGATGTTACCTTTTGAAGAGCTTCACTGAAGTTATAGGAAACAATCACGCATTTTAATTTGGAGATATCAAGATTGAGATTTTTTGTTAAAGCTCGGATAGCTTCTAGTGTGAAATTACCGATATTATTTGCTTCTTGCTCAGTAGCGAAACCTTCGAGGGTTATTTTAAAATCAGTTTCCAAAATATTAATCTCCGCGCCCATTGTTTTGATATTCGATGCACTATAGCTTTCGCAGATTGCATCTTCAATAATGAGCGCAGAGATTGTGGCGGCCTAAGTTATTCTGGGTTGTCGAGGGTGTACTCTTTGAATCTGATGACCTCCATGCCGAGCCAGTCATTTACCTCCCTGAACCTGTCCTGTAGCGGCGACAGCTCGTTGCGCACAAATACCTTTGCCACCTTCTCAACATCACCGAGTGAACCGATATTCTCGGGCTTGCCGCCCATGAGCTGGAACGGTACGCGGTGCGCGTCCATCAGATCGGCGGCACTGGCCTTCTTGATGTTGAAAAAGTCATCCTTTGTGGCGACCTCGCTCAGTGGCACGATTTTGATGCCATCCGGTTTTCCGCCGGGAGCGTAGAAAAACAGGTTCTTAAAGTTGCCGAGCCCTTTTGAATTGCGCATCGCCTCGCGCAGCGATTCGACGTCGGTCGCGCTCTGCGCCGGGTCAGTCACATACATGATGTAACCCGCGTGCGCGCCGTTCTGATAATACTTGCGGCGGAACAGCGTCGCGGATTCATTCAGCCAGGCGGAATTTAGCGCGCTGAGATATTCGGGCAGGCCGTAAATCTCCTGATTAATGTCGGGCTCCAGCAGGTGAAACACGGTATCAGGCGCGAACTCGTGCGGCTGGGTGAAGTTTTCCACAAACCAGAAAATCGAATCGTCGACTCCGCGTCGGGTGTATTTGGCTGGCGAGGCCAGCAGTTTGATTAACTGGCCGGTGACGCTGTGGCGCTGCTCAAGAAAGGCGTTACCGAACACCAGATAATCGAGCGCAAAGCGGCTGAAATCCTGACGGGATAACAACGGGTGCGGAATGTAGGTGCTCGCGAGCACGTTACGCTTAACATAAATTGGCGAGCTGTGATGCACGGCAGAGCGCAGACTCTTTGCCAGCCCTGAGAAGCTGACCGGCGGCTCGTACCATTTGCCGTTACTGATGCACTCGACGTAATCCAGAATGTCGCGCTTATCGAGTACCGGCACCGGCTCGCCGAAGGTGAACGCTGTCGTTTTTGGCGGTGCGCTGGCGGTCAGTTGTTGTGGTTTGCTGGCCTTTTGTGCGTTGGCTTTACGGGATTTTTGTTTACCCATTTTAGTTGAACTCCAGAATAGATTTAGGTTGCATGCCGCTACCGGCAGAAAGCGGTTCGTTTAACAGGGCGTGCATGGTCGCCCATGCGATATCGGCGTGGCTGGCTTCCTCGGTGCGGCTGGCCTCATAGGTGGCGCTGCGCCCGCTGCTGGTCATGGTTTTGCGGATGGACATAAACGACTGCGTGACGTCGGTTGCTCCGGCGTCGTACTCCAGACAGCCACGGCGAATGGTGTCTTTCGCCTTGAGTACCATTGCGGTTTTCATTTCAGGTGTATAACGGATGCCGCGTGCCGCCGGGTAAAATGAGCGCACCAGCTGGAACACGCCGAGACCGAGGCCGGTTGCGTCAATGCCGATGTATTCGACGTTGTATTTCTCGGTCAGCTTGCGGATGCCCTCTGCCTGTGCTGCAAAATCCATGCCCTTCCACTGGTGGCGCTCCAGCATGCGGAACTTGCCACCAGAGACCACCGGCGGCGCGAGCACGACGCACCCGGCACTGTCGCCGGTGTGTGACGGGTCGTAGCCAATCCAGACAGGACGAGAGCCGAACGGATGGTCGGCGAACGGGGCAAAGTCCTCCCATTCCTCCATCACATCGACCATGCAGCGCTGCAGCTCCTCGAACGGGAATACCGACGCTTTATCGTCGACAAACTCGCACATAAACAGGTTCTTAAAGTCCTCATCACTGTTTTCGCGTTTGAGCTGGTCGAGGTCGAACAGGGTGCAGCCACCCGCAAGGGCGTCCTCAATGGTGACAATCTGCCGCCACTGGCCATCGTCGCAGAGCTGGCCACCGGCGAGCGCGCTGTGACTGATGTCGATTTCGATGCGGTCGGCAATCCGGCTGCGCCCCTTGTTGAACAGCTCGCCAGACCAGAAGGGGTAAGCGCCGTGCGCCAGCGTGGAAGGTGTCGAAAAATAGGTCGAGCGCAGGTGCTTTTGCGAGGCCATGCCCGAGGCGACTTTGCGCAGTTTCTGAAAATTCGGGATCCAGAATATTTCATCGACATACAGATCGCCGTTATGGCTCTGCGCGGTGTTGGAATTGGTACCGAGAAAAATCAGTTTTGCGCCGTTGTTACCGATGACAATCGGGTCGCCAGTCAGGTCAACGTCGACCAGTCGCGCAAACTGGATGATGTATTCGCGGAACACGTAAGCCTGCGTTTTACTGGCTGATAAAAATATCTGGTTATGGCCGGTTTTGAGTGCGCGCAGCAGTGCCTCGCGGGAGAAATAGAATGTCGCGCCAATCTGGCGGGATTTGAGAATGTCACGAATACGGTGCTCCAGTCCTGCGCGGTACCACTGCAACTGGTACTCGAAAGACTGGTCGAAAAATAATTCCTCTAGTTTATCGATAGCCTCGTCGCTGAAAAAATTCTTTTTCGGCTTTTTGCGCTCCCCTTTGTTGCGGTTGGCGACGTTGGGGTTAAGGTCGGCTTCGTTGCCGGTCTGGCTGTAGCGGTTGACTCGCGCCAACCGTTCAATCTGCCGTCCGAGCAGGTCAATCTCTTTGAAATCACCCCCTGTCTTTTGCGGCTTGGCGATGAGCTGAATCAGCCTAGCCTCAAGGCTGCTTTCAACGCGGGAAATCGGCGCGATGCCGTCCCAGCCGTCGCGCTGCTTCCAGCTCTGCACGGTCGGGCGCTTGACCTGCAGCATTTCGGCAATCTGTGGCACGGAAAAACCCTGCCAGTAAAGCAGCGATGCCTGCCGTCGCGGGTCATGCAACAAGGTTGTATCGGTGGAAATGGTCATTGATGCCTCGCCGTAGTGGATTCAGGGCAAGGCTACTTAATGGCCGTCAGTGATTCGCTAAGGTGCTGTTGTGTGGGCGGTTGTCCAGTCGTCATTGGTGGTCTGGCGTGTCCTGAGTCTGGAAACTGGCGGTGACCAGTAACCTCAACCTCAGGACTCCTGACAATGGCAAAAAAAGTCTCAAAATTCTTTCGCATCGGCGTCGAGGGTGACACCTGCGACGGCCGCATTATCAGCGGCAACGATATTCAGGAAATGGCCGAATCGTTTGACCCTCGCGTCTACGGTTGCCGCATTAACCTTGAGCATATTCGCGGTCTCTTTCCTGATGGCGACTTCAAACGCTTAGGCGATGTGGTTGAACTGAAAGCTGAAATAATTGACGACGATTCTGCGCTTAACGGCAAATGGGCGTTGTTCGCCAGAATCACCCCAACCGACGACCTGATTGCGATGAATAAAAAATTGCAGAAGGTCTACACCTCAATGGAAATTCAGCCGAATTTTGCCAATACCGGCAAATGCTACCTCGTCGGCCTTGCTGTCACCGATGACCCGGCGAGCCTCGGCACTGAATACCTCGAATTCTGCCGCAACGCGAAGCACAACCCTCTGCAGCGCTTTAAGGCCAACCCTGAAAACGTCTTTTCCGCTGCCACGCTGGCCGAACTGGAATTTGAAGACGTTCCCGATACGGTGCTAAACAGCCTGGCAGATAAGGTGAAAGCCATTTTCAGCCGTAAGCAGGTCAGCGACGATGCGCGCCTGAATGATGTGCATGAAGCGGTGACCACCGTCAGCGAGCATGTGCAGACCAACCTCACTGCGCAGGATAAGCGTCTTTCCGCTATGGAAGCCGCGCTTACCACCTTTAAACAGGAACTGACCGGCAAGATTGAAGAAACCAGCCAGGCATTTTCCGCCCTGAAAGCCACCCTCGACAAAACCGAAAGTTTCAGCCAGCCGCGACGCACGAAAGCCAGCGGCGGTGGTGGCGATGAGCTGCTGACCGACTGCTGATAAACCGCAGACCAGAAACCGGGCGGCAACTCCGCCCGATGCAGTGACTAACCGATAAATTCAAACAGGAAATACTATGCGCCCGGAAACCCGTTTTAAGTTCAATGCCTATCTGACCCGCGTCGCTGAGCTGAACGGCATCAGCACTGATGACGTCAGTAAAAAATTCACCGTCGAGCCGTCCGTCACGCAAACGCTGATGAACAAAGTGCAGGAGTCATCCGCGTTTCTGCAGACGATTAACATTCTGCCGGTCGCAGAAATGAAGGGTGAGAAAATCGGCGTCGGTGTGACCGGTACTATCGCCAGCACGACCGACACCTCGGGCGATGATGAGCGTAAGACCGCAGACTTCACCGCGCTTGAGTCCAACAAGTACGAGTGCGACCAGATTAACTTTGACTTCCATCTGAAATATAAAACCCTCGACCTGTGGGCGCGTTTTCAGGACTTTCAGCGCCGCATCCGTGACGCCATTGTTAAGCGTCAGGCGCTCGATTTCATCATGGCCGGTTTTAACGGTACCACCCGCGCCGCCACCTCTGACCGCACCAAAAATCCGATGCTGCAGGATGTAGCCGTCGGCTGGCTGCAGAAATACCGCAACGAAGCCCCGACGCGTGTGATGAGCAATATCACCGATGCTGACGGTAAGGTCGTTTCGGCAGTGATTCGCGTCGGTAAAAACGGCGACTATGAGAACCTCGACGCGCTGGTGATGGATGCTACCAACAACCTGATTGACGAGGTTTATCAGGATGACCCGAAACTCGTTGCCATCGTTGGCCGTAAGCTGCTGGCCGACAAATATTTCCCGCTGGTGAACAAGCCGCAAGAAAACAGCGAAGCGCTCGCGGCAGATATCATCATCAGCCAGAAGCGAATCGGCAACCTGCCTGCTGTGCGTGTGCCGTACTTCCCGGCGAATGCCGTGTTAGTGACAACGCTGGAAAACCTCTCTATCTATTTCATGGATGAGAGCCACCGCCGCAGCATTGATGAAAACCCGAAAAAAGACCGCGTGGAAAACTACGAGTCAATGAATATCGACTATGTGGTCGAGGCGTATGCCGCCGGGTGTCTGCTGGAAAACATCACCCTGGGCGATTTCACCGCACCTGCAGCACCGGAAAGCGGAGAGTAAGCCCATGACGAGCCCCGCACAGCGTCACATGATGCGGGTCTCGGCCTCTCAAGCCGCGCAGCGGGAACAAGCCCCGCTGCGCCATGCAACCGCCTACGAGCAGATGCTGGTAAAGCTGGCCGATGACCGTCGCACGTTGAAAACCATCCGTTCAAACGAACTGAAAGCCGCGAAAAAGCGTGAGCTGCTGCCGTTCTATGCGCCGTGGGTCGCCGGTGTGCTGGCTGATGGCCGTGGTGCGCAGGATGACATTCTGATGACAGTCATGCTGTGGCGTCTCGATGCCGGTGATATCGCTGGCGCGCTGGAAATTGCGCCATACGCGCTGAAGTACGGCCTCACCTCTGACTATCGCCGCACGACACCTTACATGCTGGTTGAGGAGGTGGCGCTTGCCGCGCTGCGCCTGCGCGATGCCGGTGAGCCTGTCGACCTCGCATTGCTGCTGACCCCCCTTAGCCTGACCGACGGCGCTGACGTTCCCGATATGGTGCGCGCTCGACTGCATAAGGTGACCGGTCTAACCCTGCGCGATGCCGGTCAGAGCGCCGAAGCACTGTCACAGTTTCAGCGCGCGATGCAGCTCGACCGCAATGCCGGTGTGCGCAAAGAGATTGAGCGACTGGAGCGGGCATTGAAGCCTAAGCCCGATGCTGCGCCCCGTAAAACGACTAAACCGCGCACGCGCAAACCTGCCACCAAACCGGCGGCAAAGCGCGGGCGTCCACCAAAGGCGGTAAAAACCGCCGGTTAACTGAACGCTCCCCGAGCCGGGCGGCACGCCGGTCAAAGCGGGTTTTGACCCTGACGGCGACCGGCGTCCACCGCCCAACCTAATGAGGTTGTCATGACGACAGTAATACTGAATCAGCCCGACGAACCGCAGGACGTACCGGGCGTGGTGATTCCCGCACCGGAGACGGGCGACGCAGTGATTAAAAACACGTTCTTTTTCCCTGATGTGGATCCGAAGCGGGTGCGCGAGCTGATGCGCCTTGAGCAGACGGTTTCCGATGCGCGCCTGCGCAACGCCATCAAGACCGGCATGGCGGAAACCAATGCGGAGCTTTACGACTACCGGCTGCGCCAGATTGCCGCAGGGTTTAAGACACTGGCCGACGTGCCTGACGCCGAGGAAATCGACGGCGAGAATGTGCGCGTTTTCCACTACCTCAGCGCCGTGACGGCGATGGCGACCGCCACCCTGTATGAGCGTTATCGCGGGGTTGAGGCCACCGGCAAGGGTGACAAAAAAGCCGACAGCGTCGAAACCACCATTGATGACCTGTGGCGGGATATGCGCTGGTCGGTCTCGCGCCTGCAGGATAAGCCGCGCTGCATCGTGGGTCAGCTCTGATGAAAGTCTACGCGATGCAGGGCGACACCATCGACGCGCTTTGCGCCCGGTATTACGGGCGCACTGAGGGCGTGGTCGAGGCGGTGCTGCAGGCTAATCCCGGTCTGTCTGAGCTGGGCGTCATTCTGCCGCATGGCACGGCAATTGACCTGCCCGACGTGGCATCGTCACCCGTAACAGAAACTATCAACCTTTGGGAGTAAACCATGACAGAAGGGGAAAAAGGCGTCCTGTCACTGTTTGTGATTGGCGTGATGATTGTTGTCGGAAAAGTGCTGGCGGGTGGTGAGCCCATTACCCCGCGCCTGTTTATCGGCCGCATGCTGCTCGGCGGTTTTGTTTCAATGGTCGCCGGTGTTGTTCTGGTGCAGTTTCCAGATATGTCACTGCCTGCCGTTTGTGGGATTGGATCCATGCTCGGCATTGCAGGTTATCAGGTGGTGGAAATCGCCATTCAGCGCCGCTTTAAGTCACAACAGGGGGATAGCGATGCCGGTCATTAATACTCACCAGAATATCGCCGCGTTTCTGGACATGCTGGCCTATTCCGAAGGGACGGCGATGCATCCGCTGACGAAAAATCGTGGTTACGACGTCATTGTCACTGGCATTGATGGCAAGCCGGAAATTTTCACCGACTACACCGACCACCCTTTCGCACATGGCAGACCAGCGAAAGTGTTTAATCGACGCGGCGAAAAATCCACGGCATCAGGGCGTTACCAGCAGCTTTATCTCTACTGGCCGCACTATCAGAAACAGCTCGCATTGCCTGATTTCAGCCCGTTGTCGCAGGACAAACTTGCGATTCAGTTAATCCGGGAGCGCGGTGCCATTGAGGATATTAAAGCGGGGCGTATTGAGCGAGCAATTTCACGTTGCCGCAATATATGGGCGTCGCTGCCGGGTGCAGGTTACGGCCAGCGTGAGCACAGCCTCGACAAACTGGTCACTGTGTGGCGCACGGCTGGCGGGGTGATGGCATGAAAATCCTGATAACGCTGCTGGTGCTGGCCGTGCTCGGGCTGCTGTGGTTGCGCCATGAGAACGGCAATTTATCCCGCTCCTTTGAGACGGCAAACCGCGTCGCAAGCGAACAAAAGACGACGATTGGCATGCTGAAAAATCAGCTCAGTGTTGCCGGTCAGCTTGCCCGACGTAATGAATCCGCGCAGGTGGAACTGCGCGAACAGCTCGCAAAGGCCAGCGCAGAGGCCAGCCGCCGTGAGCAGACGATAACGAGGTTACTTAATGAAAATGAAGCCTTTCGCCGCTGGTATAACGCTGCTTTGCCTGATGTTGTGCGTCGGCTGCACACCCGCACCGCCTGCGCCAGTGCCGGTGATTGTGGTCAGCGGATGCCCGAGGGTGAGCCTTTGTCCGATGCCGGGAAGTGACCCGAAAACCAATGGTGACCTGAGCGCAGATATCCGCCGTCTTGAGGGCGCGCTGACCGCCTGCGCGCTGCAGGTTAAAACCGTCAAACACTGTCAGGATGAACTCGATGCAGAAGCACAAAAGCCTGCGCAAAGCGCTGATTAACGCCGTGCCGCAGCTCCGAAATAATCCCGATATGCTGCGCCTTTTTGCCGACAACGGCCATACCGATTCCCGACTGGCGAGCTCGCTGTCGTTTGAAAAGGTGTACGTGCTTAACGTGGTAGTGACCGACTTCACCGGTGACCTTGATTTGATATTCGTGCCGGTGCAGGCGTGGCTGCGTGAACATCAGCCGGACATTATGACCACCGACGACGGGCGGGAAAAAGGATTCACCTGGATTATTGATATCAATAACGACGATTCGCTCGATATCAGTATCAGCCTGAGGCTCACCGAGCGCACGCTCGTCAAAGAGGTCGACGGCGCGCTGCACGTCAGCTATGCCCCTGAGCCGCCACTGCCTGAGCCGGTGACGCGCCCGGTCGAGCTGTACGTTAACGGCGAACTGGTGAGTAAGTGGGATGAGTGAATTAACCGCGCTGCAGGAACGCCTTGCCGGTCTGATTGCCAGCCTGTCACCGGCGGCACGTCGGCAAATGGCGGCTGAGGTTGCGAAAAAGCTGCGTACCAGTCAGCAACAGCGTATCAAGCGCCAGCAGGCACCCGACGGCACCCCGTATGCGGCACGAAAGCGCCAGCCGGTGCGGAGCAAGAAAGGTCGGATTAAACGTGAAATGTTCGCCAAACTGCGCACCAGTCGCTTTATGAAAGCCAAAGGCAGCGACAGTGCGGCGGTGGTGGAGTTTACCGGCAAGGTGCAGCGCATGGCGCGGGTGCATCAGTACGGCCTAAAAGACCGGCCAAACCGCAACAGCCGGGATGTGCAGTACGAGGCGCGACCGTTGCTCGGATACTCTTCATCAGACTTACAAAAAGTTGAGAGTTTAATTATGGATGCTTTATGTCAACGCTATTGACTTTGGATTCGCTGAGAATTATTATATATCTCAGCGATAGAGGTGGACTGGTGTCTAGGTGGGCGTGCCCACTGAGTTGGGTTCGATTCCCTAACCTCGTATTATTCCTCTAGATATTTTTATTGCTGGGTTTTCCTTTCTTATTTCATTTTTAATTTGCTCATCACAAATTAAATAATCTATGTTTTTTGCTTTAACAAGTTCTTTAACGCTAATGTTAATTGAATTTAATAGATTTGCATTCCGCATGTTAGCCCCTTCATAAGTAACGGATTTAAAATCACATCCTTTTAATATGCAGCTTTTCATTTCGCTATCTGTAAAATACCCCCCTTCAAAACTGCAGTTTTCGAAAGTAACATTTTGAAAACATGTATTAAATGCCTTAATATTTCTTAGCTTGCAGTTTTTGAATTTAACACTCTTAACTCTATTGCCTGTAATATTTAGAGCTTGAATTGTGCAATTATCGAAAGAACAATCTCTAATGTATGATTCACTCATATTCAAGCCGGTTAAGTCAGCGTCTTTAAAATGTAAATATTTGATAGTGGACATTTTATCAAGTTCAATCCTTGGAACTTGAATGTTATATATTCCTTTGGCATTTAACTGACGTATGATTTTTATCTTCATAATATTCAGTTCTGCAGAAGAATGCTTTGCCAGATTTTCAAGATCTTCAATTAGTTCGTGAATAGCATCTTTATTTTGCCTTTTATTTTCAAAATAGTAAAGAATCACACCCAAAACAAGAAAGTCTAAAATTGAAGAATTTGCATTAACAAGAAGATTCTCCATGAATTTTGAGTTGTAGTTATCATTATAAACAGACAACCCTACTATAAGCCCGGAGTATAAAAAAAAGATACCTATAATATATTTCATATTGCTTATTGTACGCCTAAAAGATGAAGTTCTTTTCATTACTACCTGCCATATGTTTTGTGTGATTTTCGAATGATTCAACACTCAAATGATACATGAATGCACACCGAATTGTGTAGAAGAGCATACAGCTGAATCGTTTTGCTCTTGGCATTAACAATCGGCATTCTTTGTTCATGAACACATTAAACACCATTCAAGAGTTAGCACGTGCCATTCGCAACCTCATCCGCTCAGGCGTGGTGACTGAGGTCGATACTGTGCAGGGGCTGTGCCGCGTACAAAGCGGCGGGATCCAGACTACATGGCTGAACTGGCTGACCACCCGCGCCGGTCGTTCGCGGACGTGGTGGGCTCCCTCGGTCGGTGAGCAGGTTCTGCTGCTGGCAATCGGTGGCGAGCTTGATACCGCTTTCGTGCTGCCGGGTATTTTCTCCGACGATAACCCCGCCCCGTCGGCCTCGGCGGATGCGTGGCATGTGGCTTTCCCTGATGGTGCGGTCATTGAGTACGAGCCCGAAACCGGCGCGCTGACGGTCAGCGGCATAAAAACGGCCGACGTGACGGCATCGGAGTCCATCACCGCAACCGTACCGCTGGTACTGGTGAAAGCCTCGACCAGTATCACCCTCGACACCCCGGAGGTGATTTGCACCAATAAGCTAACGACGGCGACGCTTGAGGTGCAGAAAGGCGGCAAGATGAGCGGCAATATCGAACATACCGGCGGGTCACTGTCGTCTAATGGCAAGGTACTCCACACCCATAAACACCCGGGCGACAGCGGCGGGCAAACGGGGGCACCGTTATGACGGCGCGCTATCAGGGGATGAACCGAAATACCGGCCTTGGCATCAGCGATACCGAGCATATCAGCCAGAGCATGCGCGATATTCTGCTGACGCCGGTCGGCTCGCGGGTGATGCGTCGTGAATATGGCTCGCTTCTGTCGGCGCTGATTGATATGCCGCAAAACCCGGCGCTCAGGCTGCAAATTATGGTGGCGTGCTATTCGGCTATCCAGAAGTGGGAGCCGCGCATCAGGCTTACATCCATCAGCTTTGAGGCCGGCGACGCTGGCGAGATGTATGTCGATATTACCGGGATGCGTACCGATACCGGTGCGTCAGTTTCAACCACTGTTTCACTGAGTTAAATAACTATGGCAACCGTTGACCTGAGTCAGTTACCCGTTCCCGATGTGGTTGAGGAACTGGACTATGAAACCATCCTTGCGGAACGCAAAGCGACGCTGATATCGCTCTATCCAGAAGACCAGCAGGAGGCCATTGCCCGGACGCTCACACTTGAGTCAGAGCCGGTTGTTAAGCTGCTGCAGGAAAACGCCTACCGTGAAGTTATCTGGCGTCAGCGGGTGAACGAAGCCGCGCAGGCGGTGACGCTGGCCTACTCCGCCGGTAACGACCTCGACGTCGTAGCCGGGAACAATAATACCGAACGCCTGACCATCACCCCGGCGGATGATACCACCATCCCGCCGACACCTGCCGTTATGGAATCTGATACCGACCTGCGACTGCGCACGCAACAGGCGTTTGAGGGATTGAGCGTGGCGGGTCCGGTCGGTGCATATGAGTATCACGGCCGCAGCGCCGACGGGCGGGTCGCTGACGTTTCGGTCGCCAGCCCGTCGCCAGCCTGCGTGACGATTACCGTGCTATCGCGTGAGGGGGACGGCACTGCCAGCCCTGAGCTACTGGCGATTGTTGATAAAGCGCTGAACGCCGAAGATGTGCGCCCGGTAGCTGACCGGGTGACCGTCCAGTCAGCCGAGATTGTGCCGTACCAGATTGACGCGACGATCTACGTTTACCCCGGCCCCGAATCTGAACCCATCAGGCAGGCGTCAGAGCAGAAGCTGCAGAGCTACATCAGCGCGCAGCACCGCCTCGGGCGTGATATCCGTCTGTCAGCCATTTATGCGGCGCTGCATGTTGAGGGGGTGCAGCGTGTCGAGCTGACATCACCGCAGGCCGACATAGTGCTGAGTAAGTCGCAGGCGTCGAACTGTACCGAGTACCAGATAACTATCGGGGGCTCGGATGAATGACCGGCTATTACCCGTTGGCTCGTCGCCGCTGGAGGTCGCCGCCGCCGCTGCGTTCTCTAAGATTCAGCGCGTGCCGGTACCGCTGCGCACCCTGTGGAACTGGCGCACCTGCCCGGTAAAGCTGCTGCCGTATCTGGCGTGGGCGCTGTCGGTCGACAGGTGGGATGAGAAATGGCCGGAGGCGACAAAGCGCAGCGTCTGCGCGTCCTCGTTTTTCGTCCATCAGCACAAAGGCACCATCAGCGCATTGCGTCGGGTCGTCGAGCCGCTCGGCTTTCTGATTGAGGGGCGCGAGTGGTGGCAACTCGACGAGGAGCCAGGCACATTCCGCCTCGTTGTTGGCGTCCTCGACAGCGGCATCACTGACGAAATGTATCAGGAGCTTGAGCGACTGATTGAAGACGCCAAACCGGCAAGTCGCCACCTGACCGGGCTGGCTATCAGTCTGAGCTCGACCGGCGAACTGTATGTCGGCGCGGGATGCTATCACGGCGACGCGCTGACTGTTTACCCCTACACCCCCGAGGAGATTGTCGTCGGCGGTGAATATTACCCGGCCTCGGCCATCCATTTGATTGATAATCTGAGAGTGAACGCATGACCGCAAAATATTTTGCCATTCTGACCAATCAGGGCGCGGCGCGGCTGGCGAACGCGGCGGCACTCGGTACCAAACTCAACCTGACGCAGATGGCCGTCGGTGATGCGAATGGTACGTTGCCGACCCCTGACCCGGCGCAGACGAAGCTCATTAACCAGAAACGCATCGCGCCGCTGAACCTGCTGACCGTTGACCCGGCCAATACCAGTCAGATTATCGCGGAACAGATTATTCCCGAGAATGAAGGTGGTTTCTGGATCCGCGAGATTGGTCTCTATGACGATGATGGTATTCTGATTGCCGTGGCGAACTGTCCGGAGACCTACAAGCCACAACTGCAGGAGGGAAGCGGTCGCACGCAGACCATTCGCATGATTCTGATTGTGTCGAGCACATCGGCAATCACCCTGAAAATCGACCCGGCAGTCGTGCTGGCAACGCGCCAGTATGTCGACGACAAGATTATCGAGGTGAAAGGATATGCTGATGACCTGATGAAAAAACATGTTGAGGCCGCCAATCCACATAAGCAGTACCCATTGATTGCGAACGCGCTTAAAGAAATGGTTGATGCCGGTCTGGTAAGCCAAATTTTGCAAAATTTGGGTCTTAAAGAGGCGGCTAAGAGAGATGTGGGGACTGCGGCGAATCAAGTGCCGGATATGGGGGCATTTGCTTCAGGAAGCGGATGGTTTAAGTTGCCAAGCGGGCATGTTGTGCAATTCGGAACCTATGCAGGTAATACAACGCGTTTTATCAGTGGAAATTTTCCAATACCGTTTCCAAATCAGCCACTGGTTTCAGTCAGCATTATGTCCGATGCTGTGCAGTCAAATCCCACGGCACCAACTACACCTGTACTTGCTGTTAACTTCGAACACATCAGCAATTCATCGTGGCGTATTGCGGCAAGTGATAACGCTCAGAATTTCCGTTTTAGTTATATTTCCATAGGGCGATAAAATGCAGACTTATGTATTTAGTGCTAAAAAAAATGCATTCTTCCCGATTGCGCTGAAGGCAGCTTATGAACAATCAGGCACATGGCCTGATGATGGAATAGAAATTGACGGAAATATTGCCGATGATTTTATGCAGGAGCCACCAGAGGGAAAAGTAAGAGGGGTGGATGAGAATGGTTATCCCGTATGGCTGGATATTCCGTTGCCTTCTCCTGAGGAGTTGGCTGCTGATGCAGAAAGAAAGAGAGGTGTATTACTTAATGAAGCGCAGTCGACAATCAGCCTGTGGCAGACTGAGCTGCAGCTCGACATCATCAGCGACGATGACAAGGCCAGCCTGATTGCGTGGATGAAATATATTCAGGCGCTGAACGCGGTCGACACCACCACGGCACCGGATATTGAGTGGCCGGTTAAACCGGAATAACGCAGGGCGGGCAGATGCCCGTCTTTTTTATGATTTGTTTATGTGCCATCAGCCATCCATCGCCGATAAATAGCCCCTCACCAGACCAGTCAGGACAATAACACTCGCCCACTAACCACGGAGTTAACCGGATGAGTGATTTTCACCACGGCACGCAGGTCATCGAAATCAATGACGGTACGCGTGTTATTTCTACGGTCGCGACTGCAATCGTCGGCATGGTCTGCACGGCCAGCGATGCGGATGCCGCGACATTTCCCCTCAACGAGCCGGTACTGATTACCAATGTGCAGAGCGCCATTGCGAAAGCCGGTAAAAAAGGCACGCTGTCTGCCTCCCTGCAGGCCATCGCCGACCAGTCAAAGCCCGTCACCGTTGTCGTGCGTGTTGCCGAAGGTACCGGAGAAGACGCGGAAGCGCAGACCATTTCCAATATCATCGGCGGCACGGATGAGAACGGTAAATACACCGGTATCAAGGCGCTGTTGACTGCCGAAGCGGTCACCGGCGTTAAGCCGCGCATTCTCGGCGTGCCGGGGCTCGATACCAAAGAGGTCGCAGTCGCACTTGCGTCGGTCTGTATCAGCCTGCGCGCCTTTGGCTATGTCAGTGCATGGGGCTGTAAGACTATTTCCGAGGCGATGGCCTATCGCGAGAATTTCAGCCAGCGCGAACTGATGCTTATCTGGCCTGATTTCCTCGCATGGGACACCACCGCGAACGCCACCGCAACAGCCTACGCCACCGCGCGCGCACTCGGCCTGCGTGCCTATATCGACCAGACCGTCGGCTGGCACAAAACCCTGTCTAACGTCGGCGTGCAGGGTGTTACCGGCATCAGTGCGTCAGTGTTTTGGGATTTGCAGGCATCCGGCACCGATGCTGATCTGCTCAACGAGGCCGGGGTCACGACACTGGTGCGTAAGGATGGCTTCCGCTTTTGGGGTAACCGCACCTGCTCTGATGACCCGCTTTTCCTGTTTGAGAACTACACCCGCACCGCGCAGGTGCTGGCCGACACGATGGCCGAGGCGCACATGTGGGCGGTCGATAAGCCCATCACCGCATCGCTTATCCGTGACATTGTCGACGGTATTAACGCCAAATTCCGCGAGCTGAAATCAAACGGCTACATCGTGGACGGTGAATGCTGGTTCGACGAGGAATCGAACGATAAGGAAACCCTCAAGGCCGGGAAACTGTATATCGACTACGACTATACACCGGTTCCACCACTGGAAAGCCTAACCCTGCGCCAGCGTATCACCGATAAATATCTGGTGAATCTGGCCGAATCGGTCAACAGCTAAGGAGCCTGAAACAACATGGCACTACCCCGCAAACTTAAATATCTGAACATGTTCAATGACGGCCTTAGCTACATGGGCGTTGTTGAATCCGTGACGCTGCCGAAGCTGACCCGCAAGCTCGAAAACTATCGCGGCGGCGGCATGAATGGCGCGGCGGCGATTGACCTTGGTCTCGACGATGATGCGCTCACCGTCGAATGGTCTGTTGGTGGCCTGCCTGATGTGGCGCTGTGGGCGCAGTACGCCGCGCCGGGTGCTGACGCTGTGCCGTTGCGTTTTGCTGGCTCTTACCAACGTGACGACACTGGCGAAATCGTGGCGGTCGAGGTGGTCATGCGTGGCCGTCATAAAGAAATCGACGGCGGCGAGAATAAGCAGGGTGAAAACACCTCGACCAAACTGTCGACCGTATGCACCTATTACCGCCTCACGATTGATGGTAGCGACGTCATCGAAATCGACACCGTCAACATGGTTGAGAAGGTGAACGGCGTCGACCGTCTGGAACAGCACCGCCGCGCAATCGGGCTGTAATTCCCTGACCGGTCAGCACTGCTGGCCGGTTATTAATCCCCATTCAGAGCAGAGAAAAACATCATGGCAAAAGCACCACGTAAAACCGCTGAATTTGTTGATATGGCTGGCAATGAAATTGACACCGTAAACCCGAACGTCGTGACCCTCGACAAGCCGATTAAGCGCGCCGGTCAGACGATTGATAAAGTCACACTGATTGAGCCGAACGCCGGTACCCTGCGCGGTGTCAGTCTGGCAGCGGTGGCGCAGTCCGAAGTCGATGCGCTGATTAAGGTATTGCCACGCATGACCTACCCCGCGCTTACGGCGCAGGAGCTTACCGCAATGAACCTGCCCGATATGCTGTCGCTGGCCGCTAAGGTGATTGGTTTTTTGTCACCGGCTTCGGCGGAGTAGATTTCCCGCCCGACCTGTCGACCGATGACCTGATGGCGGATATCGCGGTGATATTCCACTGGCCGCTATCAGATCTCTATTCCCTGAGCCTGACCGAGCTCATCACATGGCGCGAAAAGGCGCTGCAGCGTAGCGGACACCACAATGAGTAATAACCTGAGACTTGAGGTTTTGCTGAAAGCGGTCGACCAGGCGACCCGACCGCTTAAATCCATCCAGACCGCGAGTAAAACCCTGTCGGGCGATATTCGCGACACACAAAAAGGGCTGCGTGACCTGAACGGGCAGGCCGCGAAAATCGACGGCTTTCGCAAAACCAGCGCTCAACTGGCCGTAACCGGCCAGTCGCTGGAGAAGGCAAAGCGCGAGGCTGAAGCGCTTGCCACGCAATTCAAAAATACTGAGCGCCCGACGCGAGCGCAGGCACAGGTGCTCGAATCCGCAAAACGTGCCGCCGAGGGGCTGCAGGTTAAATACAACAGCCTCACCGAGTCGGTTAAACGCCAGCAACGCGAGCTGGGTGCCGCCGGTATCAATACCCGCAATCTGGCAAACGATGAGCGGGGGCTTAAAACACGTATCAGCGAGACGACGGCGCAGCTCAACCGGCAGCGTGAAGCATTGGCGAAGGTCAGCGCACAGCAGGCGCACCTAAACCGAGTGAAAGAGCGATATAAATCGGGTAAGGAGCTTGCCGGTAACATGGCCGCTGCAGGTGCTGCCGGGGTCGGTATTGCGACAGCGGGAACGATGGCCGGGGTTAAATTGCTGATGCCCGGTTATGACTTTGCGCAAAAAAACTCCGAGCTGCAGGCTGTGCTCGGGGTCGATAAGCAGTCGCCAGAAATGCAGGCGTTACGCAAACAGGCGCGCCAGCTCGGTGACAATACAGCCGCTTCTGCTGATGATGCAGCCAGTGCGCAGATTATCATTGCAAAAGGTGGTGGTGATGCGGCGGCTATAGCGGCCATGACACCTGTGACTCTCAACCTGTCGCTTGCAAACAAAAAAACAATGGAGGAAAACGCGCAACTGTTGATGGGGACAAAAGCCGCCTTTCAACTTTCTAATGACGCGGCTGCGCATATCGGTGATGTTCTTTCAACCACGATGAACAAAACCACCGCTGATTTTCAGGGACTAAGTGACTCATTAAGTTACCTTGCCCCTGTTGCGAAAAATGCTGGGGTGAGTCTTGAACAGGCGGCGGCGATTACCGGCACACTTCATGATAATAACATCAGGGGGTCAATGGCTGGGACTGGCGGCGCTGCTGTTATAACGAGACTACAGGCACCCACAGGCAAAGCATACGATGCTCTCAAAGAGCTGGGAGTTAAAACCTCAGACAGCAAAGGCAATACGCGCCCGCTATTTACCATCCTGAAAGAAATGCAGGCCAGTTTTAAGCGCAACAATCTTGGTACCTCACAAAAGGCCGAGTACGTGAAAACGATATTCGGCGAGGAGGCTATGAAGTCTGCAAGTGTCCTTATGGCGGCAGCGGCAAGCGGAAAACTCGATAAGCTAACTGCCACGATAAAGGATTCAGACGGTAAAACAGAGGAGCTGGTCAAGGTTATGCAGGATAACCTCGGCGGCGACTTCAAGGAGTTCCAGTCAGCATATGAGGCGGTCGGCACTGACCTCTATGACCAGCAAGATAGCTCATTGCGTCAGCTAACTCAGACAGCAACACGGTATGTGCTAAAGCTTGATGACTGGATCAAAGACAACAAGGAGTTAGCGGAAACTATCGGCATCATCGCCGGTGGTGCGCTGGCGCTGATTGGTATCATCGGCGGCATTGGTCTCGTTGCGTGGCCGGTTGTCATGGGGATTAATGCAATTATCGCCGCTGCTGGCGTGCTGGGTACGGTCTTTACTGTCGTCGGTAGTGCCATTGCGACAGCGCTCGGTGCGATTACCTGGCCGATAGTGGCCGTCGGTGCGGCGATTGTGGCGGGGGCGCTACTCATCCGTAAATATTGGGAGCCCATCAGCGCATTTTTCTCGGGAGTGATTGAAGGCATCATGAGTGCCTTTGCCCCAGTCGGGGAAATGTTAGCTCCACTGGCTCCCATTTTTGATGGTCTCGGCGAGAAACTGCGCGGCGTCTGGCAGTGGTTTAAAGACCTGATAGCACCGGTTAAGGCCACGCAGGAAACGCTTGATAGCTGCAAAAATGTCGGCGTCATATTTGGTCAGGCACTGGCCTCTGCCTTGATGGCTCCGCTCAATGTTTTTAACAAGCTGCGCAGCGGTGTCGACTGGCTTCTCGAAAAGCTCGGCATCATCAACAAAGAGTCGGACAGCCTCGACAAGACCGCCGCCAAAACCAATGCCGCCACACAGGGTAATTCCTACATCCCGGCAACCAGCACATATGGCGGCTATCAGGCTTATCAGCCAGTTACCGCACCGGCGGGGCGCTCTTACATTGACCAGAGCAAAAGCGAATACAACATCAATCTGCCGGGAGGTGTTGCGCCGGGGCATCAGCTTGACAGACAACTACGCGACACGCTCGAACAGATTGAGCGCGATAAACGCGCCCGCCAGCGTGCCAACATGACCCACGACTATTGAGGGGGATTAAACGATGATGCTTGCTCTCGGAATGTTTGTGTTTGAACTTCGCACCCTGCCTTACCAGTCGATGCAGCATTCGAAAGATTATCGCTGGGTGTCCAATGACCGGGTGGGTAAACCACCTGCCTATCAGTTTCTTGGCGAGGGGGAAACCTCTATACAGCTTGCTGGTACGCTATACCCCGCTATCACTGGCGGTTGGATCTCACTAAAGGCTGTAGAGGTGATGGCCAATGAAGGCAGCGCGTGGCCGTTGATAGAGGGAACCGGAAATATCCTCGGGATGTATATCGTCGATAAAGTATCGACTACACGCACCGAGTTTTTCAGTGATGGTGCGGCCAGAAAGATTGATTTCACGCTTTCGCTAAAACGGGTTGATGAATCGCTGACAGAGATGTTTGGTGACCTGAATAAACAGGCCAGTGAGCTTCTCGGCTCTGCCGGTAATTTGACAGATAAACTGCAGGGTATGCCCGGAGGTTTCACTGCATGATAACGGGGATGGCAATTGACGCCGGTGCCAGCCTTGCACCGGCATTTATGTTGACGCTGAACAGCCAGGACATTACCAGCAATTTTAGTGACCGATTGATTTCTCTCACCATGACCGATAACCGGGGTTTTGAGGCTGACCAGCTCGATATTGAGCTTGATGATACCGACGGGAAAGTTGAGTTACCCCTGCGCGGGGCAGTGCTGACGCTGTGGCTTGGCTGGCAGGGCTCGGCGTTGCTGAATAAGGGGGATTTTACGGTCGATGAGATTGAGCACCGGGGAACGCCTGACACCCTGACCATCCGGGCGCGCAGCGCGGACTTTCGCGGCACGCTAAATTCCAGGCGTGAAGAGTCATGGCATGACACCACCATCGGAGAACTGGTCAGCACCATCGCAAAACGCAATAAACTGACGGCCAGTGTCGCTGATTCACTGAAAAAAATCCCGGTACCGCATATCGACCAGTCGCAGGAGTCCGACGCGGTGTTTCTGACCCGGCTAGCTGACCGAAACGGAGCTGCGGTGTCAGTGAAAGCGGGGAAATTGCTGTTTCTGAAAGCCGGTAGTGCGATGACGGCCAGCGGCAGCCCCATCCCGCAAATGACGCTGACCCGTAGCAATGGTGACCGTCATCAATTTGCTATTGCCGACCGTGGGGCTTATACCGGCGTAACGGCAAAATGGTTGCACACCAAAGACCCGAAGCCGCAAAAGCAAAAAGTGACGCTGAAACGCCAGCCAAAAGAGAAACACCTACGCGCACTGGAGCACCCGAAAGCAAAGCCTGTCAGCAAAAAGACAAAGGCCAAAAAAGAGCAGGAGGCTCGTGAGGGTGAGTACATGGCCGGTGAAGCCGATAACGTGCTGGCGCTGACGACGGTCTATGCCTCAAAGGCACAGGCGATGCGCGCCGCTCAGGCTAAGTGGGATAAACTGCAGCGAGGCGTTGCGGAGTTTTCAATCACACTGGCGCTAGGGCGAGCGGATTTAATTCCTGAGACGCCTGTACGCGTGTCAGGCTTTAAGCGCGTCATAGACGAGCAGGCATGGTTAATCAGCAAGGTGACCCACAACCTCAATAATAACGGTTTCACGACGGGCTTAGAGCTTGAGGTTAAACTCTCCGATGTGGAGTACAGCTCAGAAGAAAATGAGGAGTGAAAAAGCAAACCAAAACTTGCAAATGCAATTTTGAAGTTTATTATTCCCTCAGATACGCCAGCAGGGGAAATAATTATGATGCACTGCCCGTTATGCCAAAACGCCGCACATGCTCGCACTAGCCGGTACCTTAGCACCGAAACAAAAGAACGTTATCACCAGTGCCAGAACATAAATTGCGGATGTACATTTATCACTTTTGAGACGCTATCAAGATTCATTGTGAAACCGGGTACTGTTGATCCTGCTCCGCCACACCCCATCAGAAACCAACAACAGCAACTTTGGCTTTGAACCTGCTTCGGCAGGTTTTTTTATATCTGTCGCCATCGCTCCAATCTCTGCCGCCAATTTGCCGCCACCACCAATAAAAAAGGGGTTAGCAATTCGCTAACCCCTTGTTTCATAACACGCTTTGGATGTAGCGCGAATACGTTA